TTTTTGATGTCGATGAATCCCATATCGAGAATCTTCTTATCTTGTGTGAATGCATATCCGACACAAGTCGTTGATGCGTCTAATCCTAATGAAACCATTTTTCTCCTTAATTATACATCTTTTATATTATCTATATGATGATCAAGTTGTATCTTTATCGTCATATCTTGATTACCCAACTTTTTGACAGGTTGACTAAATTTCCCAACCATAACTGGTTGTAAATCTTCATTATACAGTTTAACTCCAGTAATATAAGGTTGAAAGTCTGGATGTTGGAATTTAGGATTTACTAAAAATTCAGATCCAGAATCTACAGGATTCCATTCAAAAATATGTTCGTATCCCTTTTGACCAGGATTTGGATTAAAAGAACCTGATTGACCTTTATGTGGAGTTGTAGAGTATTTATATAAAGTTGGATTCATAGACCAATTAAATTCATTAGATTTAACTTTACATAAATATTCTGTAGAATAAAATGTTTCTTCAGAGTCAACATTTCCATACCATAATGGTGTGCCTAATCCAAATTTATTTGTAAAAGAAGATGAATAAAAAATATTACCATATGAAGGTGTAGCCCTCAGTTCATCACCAGCTGAAATTACTATTAACCCCTCGTCATAAAAAACATTTCCTACATAATTTATTGATGATGAAATTGAACTACTTAATGGATTAAAAGAACCACTTTGATCTTGATATACTGTACGATTTGGAAACGTCATAGAACCACTAACACCATATCCATTAGAATTATATAAATTTCCATAACCATCATCTCTGATAATCCAATTAACAGCTGAATGTTCTATAGCATCTATAATAAAAAGAGAACCAGATTTTATTCTTTCTCCATACATACTAGAAGATAAAGATAATAAAACTCCTTTATCTGCAAATTTATGTCTAAATTGAAATCCATCATTACCAGTATTAGAAGATACACTACCAGTATCAAATACATATTGTGTACCATATGTGTTATTATTATTGGGTTTATAATATAGGTGATATAGTAGGTTGTATATACTCGCTGAATCTGGATTACTAGAACCTGATTCATAATGATGGAGAGTCCAGTCGTTACTGGTCCCTCCACCTATTCCGAAAAAATTTGTTCTACTAACAGTATGTTTTCGTGTTAATATATCACCTTTGTTGATTCTTTTAATGCCAGACATACCATACCACTAAATTCTCAATCTAACCTTGAAGAGTAACAACACCAGTAAATTCAGAATTAGGTGTATTCTTAACAGGTTTATTTAATTTAGCTACAGCTACCAAGTCTTTATCAGCGTTATATAATCCAATACCAGTAATAAAAGTTGTTGGGTTACCTACAAATTCAGGTTTGATATCATTATATTCAGATCCATTAACATACCAAGTTGGATTTGATGAAGCGTTAAAGTCTCCGTGATGTACCCTTACATAGATTGTTGTTTGATTTAAATGTTGTCTTGTTCTTACTACCATTGAACCACTTCTCAGACAATGAAGCAATTTATAGTGATTCTTTGCACCTGCAGTAGCTGGGAAGTATGGTGCAAATCCTTGACCCCATTTTCCACTACCTAAACCTGTCATCGGATATTGTGCACTTCCAGAATGAGATCCTTTAGCAGCTGAATCATATCCAGTCTTACTACCACTCACACCAGGAAGAGATGCAGATAGTTTAGAACCTGCAAAAATGAATAAACCATGATCTGGATAGAAGTGTCCATAAGTTGTTCCAAAACCAGCCGTACCATCTGTTCCATACTCTACACCATTAGATCCAGATATCATTTTATAAAATTGTCCACCAGGTGAACCATAAGTACTACCAGTATATGTTGTTAAAACTAAAGATTTCTTTGCTCCATTTGCAAGTGAACCAGTAAATGTTATTGTACATTTAGAGTCAAGTTCATTCTTTAACTTATCTGTTTTTGCAGTCATAGTATAAATGTAATCTTCTACAGTTCCTGTATCACTACCAGAAACATCGGAGAATGTGAATCCAGTAAATGGATCATCTAATACAACATTGGCAAATTGTGAATACATAACTTGAGTTTCTTTAAGTGATGAGTTAAGTCCTCCAGCTGGAATTACAGATCCAGATGCGTATTTGTGACCAAATGAAACATCCCAATAATCTACTGTTCCAGTTTGACTTTTATCTCTAATTGTATGATAGTAAGCGTGGTTTGATGATGATATGGAAGATGTTTCCATATTACCCCCAAGAAAAGTACCTGCACCATTAAATAGTCCAACTGTCAATTCTTGAGTATCTAAAAATACATCGTTAGCTCCGAGTTTTTTTAGATATGTCATTCCTGTTGTATTTCCATTTGCCATTTTTATTTCTCCTAATATTTAAAAACTATATCGTTTTCCTAAAATTGTTATTATGAACTTAATCCTTTTGTATTTCTTGCTCCTTCAAATGTAGCATATTTTGTAACACCATAGTGTTCAGATTCAATAATCAACATTGTATTCACAGATGTACGAGTTCCTATTCCTGATTTTGTCAAATCACCAGGTACTCTTGTTGTTTCAATCTTAACTACCGTATCACCAGGAACCACTCCAACCACTGGATAATTTACACCATCATATGGAACTTTTGTTGATCTTGTGTCACCTTTTTTCATAACTAAACCTTTAGCAGACATTTGGAAATCTACTCCATTAGTTAAAGTTAGTCTTAAAGGCATTGGAGAAACAAGTTCGTGGGTTATTCGAATAAATTCTTCAGCTTCACCTGGACCTTTAGCTAATGTACCTGTCGTTTTATCAAGTTTCAATACTGGTCCTCTAATAGCATCTCTTGGAAATCCATTAATCAAATGATAATTACATTGATATGAGTGATTTTTAACAGGTGCTAAAATTGGTGTATTTTCAATTACTTTACCAAATGATTTCACACCATCTGTATGATTTGGATTCCACAAAGAATAATCTATTTCATCATCACTTAATGAAAAATAAGTTATATTAAATTTTGCCGGATTTTCCATAAGAAATTGTGCACCTAAATCTGTCACAGCCGCGTGAATACTAAAGTTACTATTGTTGTTTCCTAAACCCATTGTTTGTCTCCTAAAATTGTTAAGTTTTTTTTAAAACTTTTTTGTTGTTCCAATCTTTACTAAATACTTTAATTTTATATATTCACATATAAATATAAAGTAACTAAAAAAAATTTAATTTATTTATTTTCTTTTATCGTTTTTTCTTACCTTTTTTTGGTAAAATATTCGATTTATTCCTAAACTCTGTAGTTGTGGTTTTTTTATTTGTCACAGAAATAGTATTATCACCAGATTTACTCCAAACATAAACAGCTGTTTTACCATATTCAGAATGATTGTCTGGATGAACTTGACCTTCTGGATCATATGGTTTATGTGTTTTTTGATTCATAGAACTTGGTTCATAAAGATATCCCGCCGCTAATTGATTAGCCCTAATTAATTGACATTGAGATTTCCAAAGATGATGATCTGGATAATTCATTTCACCAGAACCAAATCCAGTAATAGAATCATTTCCAGAGCCAGTTGTATATTGTAAAGTAAATCCTATTGTATTTCCTCGTTGATCTACTAAAGGTGGCTCCCATTGCCTTATATCAGAATAATCTTTTTCATATCCTCTTTCCCACCACAAATGTTTATTTTTTAATGTTATAGCAGAAGTAGCAGTACCACCAGCTAAAACTTTAATATATTTCCAAGACAATGGTAAACCTCTATATCTTTCGGTATATCCTATAAAAGTATGATTAATTTCACCTGGTGCATATGGACTAGCTGAACTTGAACCCATTGCTTTATATGCACTATTTGGGTGACTATCTATAATATAATCAGGATATTCAGAAGAATAAAATTTATCCCATTCAAATGGTTTTCCAAAATTATTATAAAATGAATCTAATATTGATGGAACTCCGAATTGATAACCAGCTGAATCAGAACCACTTATAGGAAATAAATTATCACCATACCCAGCATTTTCCTTAACTAATGGTGGTTCATATGTTGAAAAAATATCAAAAGCTGATGTTATACGTTTTAATTCTTTAACTATGAAAGACTCTACAGCTACCGCGTCTTTACCATATTCAGAAGCTTTATCTATTTTTATTTTTTTATCAACATTTAATATTGTTGATTTATCTAATTCAGGTGATTTTATACTTTTATTAACAGTTGTTTTTTCAGAATCTTTTGATATTTTTTTCACAGCATCTAATTTAGATATATCAGATTTTACAGTAGTAACTGTATCCAAATTTATATTAGTTTCTTGATTTATTTTTTCTATTTCTATTTCGGAAATAGTATTTTTAATAGATTGTAAATTTTTAAGTTTAGCTGGATCAATGAATTTTTCTACATCTATTTTAGTTGGTAACTCTACAGTTGGTTTATGTAATCCAGATTTTATAGATTCTTCAATGTTTATTTCACTATGTTTTTTAAGTGTAGGTAATGCATTCCATTTAGATAATTCGGAAAAATCTATCCCTATATCTTCAGAAGGGGATGGTGTAACAAATGATTGGTCATTTAAATTAAGATTTTCTAATTTAACAAAGCTTGTTGAAATATCTTGTGTAACAGAATTACTATGTGTAATATCAATATCATTAGAAATTGTCATTTTATTGGATTCTACAATACTTACAACATCATTACTTGTTTGTAAATCATTTAGTATTAAATCTGAATCAGATTTAACACCATCAGAATAAATCATATCACTTTGCATAATATTCATATCTAATGGATTTACATCTTGTAAACTTGTTATATTATTTTGAGTTAATAAACGATTTGGTGGTTTAAGTATACTATCTGCTATAGGAATATCAACAGGTATTAATTTTGATAAATCATTTTTTTCTATATTTAATATATTAGTTTCAATACTGTTATCAGATAGTATAGAATCAGATATATAAGAATTATCTTTTATGTTAAGTTGATTTAGTTCTATTTCACTTGTAGAGTCATCATATCCAATCATAGAATTATTAAAAACTTCTAATTTATGTCTAACATTAATATCTTCAAATTCTTCAGATTGTTTTAGATTTTGATATATTGGAGTATGGAAACTACTATTAAATTTACCTACTTCTTTATCCAATTCTAATAAAGAAATTTTAGTTGAGTTAATTTTACTTTGAAAATCTATTTCATCATAATTAACCTCTTTTAAAACTTGAACAAGTTTATCAAGTGGTGTTCCTTCATTAACTTGTGCAGCTTCCACATCAAGATTCAATTCGTTTTCTTTTGTTATAGAAGTAGATTTAACAGAAACTATTGTATCATCTATTAATGATGTTTTATCTAAATTAAGATCATTACTAATATCAAGATCACCAACAGAATTTTGTGGTATATCATAAAAAGTATTATCTAATTGTTGTTCTTTTGTTGATGATATTGGTTCATCAATTTTTACAGTTGTATTAGTAATTAATCCAGTTACATCTAATTCATCACCCAACGAAATTGATTTATTAGTTTTATAATAATTATGTTGTTGACCAGATGATTTGTACCTAGTAACTTTATTTCTATGAAACATATGAGAAGAAATCATAATTCCAGATCTTAACAACATTCCAGTAGGTATTATTCTTTCTAACATATCCCATATTAAATTTGGTATTAAAGATTGTTTATGATTCCATTCATTAATACCTATTATATTTTCTTGTGATAAAACTACTTCAAAAAATGTATTACTAAATGCTTCTAATGCAGGATATTTTTCCTCATTTTCATATCGAGGTGTTATATGATCAGCTGGATTTGCACTTCCATAATTAAATTTAGTACCACCAGCATATACATTAGAGATTCTACCTATATCTGGTTGTATGGTTAACAATTGACCCAAATCATCATCATCAAAATAATCCGTAATTAATGTATTTATTTTTTTAGCATATGATAATGATGCATCTAAAATTGTAGTATTTAAAGGACTGTATTTGTAAGGATCATTATCTATTGATAATACAGATTTATCTGGTAATAGTTGTGATCCAATTATTTTATTTTTACTGTTTACGACTATTGTATCTTCTATTTTTAAAGAATCTAATCCCCTAACACCAAATCTATAAATTTCTTTATTTATTTTTTTAATTATTGGTGGAGTATTTCCAGCTGGATCAACATTAAATTTCACTGATTTCATTAATTGATTATGATTTGCTGGGAAGCTTCCATTCCTATCTATCACTAATCTATTTTTATCATTTACATCTCTAAAATCATATGAGTGTATTGGAAAACCTTCAAAGTCAATTCCCATCCTAATAGAATTATAATTATTAGATGATAGTTCATTTAGTCTATAAGTTGCACCCTTATAGTAAGGATTAAAAGCATATTTGATAAAATCAGATTTAAGTCTTGCACTTAATAATGAATCCCCCGCTTGTACAATATCAGCATTAAAATCTGTAGCCTTATTTGAAAATATTTCTATATGTGACATAGAACCAGTGAAATTTGGACCAACATATAAATTACCTAATGAAGGATGACCAACAACTGTACTACTACCAGAGGAAATAAAGTTTCTATTCATCCAATGTTTACCACCACCAGTTGTATCACTGGATGTTAGTTCTGTGTGAGACCAATATTTTATTCTATCACCCTCAGCTTTAGCAACATATAGTTCATAAGAAGCTGTCGTTGGAGTTTCAAGTTCATTTGAATTATCGAAATTAGATCTAAGAAGTTCTACACTCCAAACCTCATCACTATTCCAACTCATCATTGGCATTTTAGTAGATGATAATGTCACCTTACTAGAAGATATCGGTAATGAACCAGACCCACCAGAAGAATAATTAAAATTAACTTCTAACGAAGCCGATACAGGTACACCATTAGTCCATGTATATGAAGTATCAGGTACTAATGTTACTTCCCATAAAGGAGCATATGTTTTAAAACCACCAGTTTTATTAAATGCTGGGAGACTTCCACTAGCAACAAATAAACTTTGCGTAGTTGTAGTAGGTACAGATGTAAATGTAAATCTTAATGTATCTCCACTGTTACTTCCCCTATCACCTCCTGGTCTATTTAAAGCAGAACCTGATTTATTAGAATAATTCCAATACATTGTTCTATATCCAGAACCACCATACGGAAACCATAAATGATTTATAGATTTATTCTCTTTGTGATAAACTAAATTTCCACTAACTTCTGATATAGCATCACCGGAAGGAAGTGTTTTTAAAACACCAGGTGATGCAGCTACTTGTCTTTCAAAACTACTTCCTAATGTATCCACAGTTACAACATTTGGTGGTATACCAAAACAATTCAATAATGCATTTATACTTTGTTTTGTTCCTTTTGTTTTGTAAATATAAATTAAATTATTTAATATATTTTTCCATATATTATTAGTTAAATCATCATAACTAATACCAACAGATTCTTTTCCACCAGTGTGATACTCTAAAAGATTTGTTAAACTATTTGTATTTAAAAATTCCCAACCAAATTGTTTACCTATATTTTCTAATAATACATTTGGTAAAAAGTTATCATCACCATAATTTCTATCATTAATTTTAACATAGTTATCAATATAATATTTTAATATGTCATAATATTCACCCAACATTGACATAAATTTCATTAATACTAATTGGTCATCTTCATCTCTATAAAATTTAGGTATATTATTATATAATGCATGTATGTTTTCAGAATCATATCTTCTAGCTTCTTTTAGTGAAGCGGAGTACCAATTTTGTACAGCATTTGATCCAGTTTTATATAAATGAGAAAAATCTAAAACATCTGTTGGGTTACCATTCCACAATTTATCGTCTTTATATATTTTAACATCCGTAATAAATGAAGATGTTATTGGTGATTCAGCACCATCAATAGACGAAGTTGTATGATATAATCTAAATAACTCACCACTTGGTAACATAGCAGAACTTGAGTATGTAAGTAAATTACCATATTGACCAATTTGATCATTCATATTATAAGAACCAGTTATATTTTGGCCACTTAATATTTGCCAACCATCTTCTTTAGATGCATCATCAGGAACTATTCCCTCATCTATGTTTGTACTTGTTGTTCTCCAATAAGATTGTGAAGCTACTAAAATATATCTTTGAAATCTATTTTTTGCTGGTGTTTTACCAGACGCACTTGAACCAAATGGAGCACTATAATTTGAATGTGTATAATGTCCTTGCCAAGCACTACTTGGTATATCTACAAAAGAAGCTGAAGCTTGATTTAAATTATAATTTTCCCAAGTTGGGAATACAGGCCATTTAGCTAAAAAAGAAAGGTAAAAAGGTCCATTATAATGTGACATTGGATATTGTTCAACACGATATTGATCTGTAAAAATATCAGCCTTTCCATCTGAGTCGGTTGTTGATTTTACAGAAACATTATCTATTGAACCAGAAAAATTCTTTCCATTACTATCTTTTACTGCAACTATTGATAAAATATTATTAGGATTTTCCATCAATTGAGATGTTTTATGATATGAAGAATAATGTCCACTTGCGGTTATATCAAAAGATACTCTTTCAATTGCACTTGCACCATCACCAAAATCAAATCTTATACTTCCAGTTCCTGGGGCTGGTGTATTGGATATCACATCAAAATCTATTTTGTATGTATTATTTATTTTAAATTGATTTGTTGCAACTTTAGAACCAGTTTGATTAAGATAAACATGACTCCCAACACCAGATCCAGAAAAATGTGCAGCACTTCCAGAAAAATACCAACCACCATCTTTACCAACACCAGATTCATATACAGAACCAGTATCCCAAAAATCATTTGGATCTGTATGTGATCCAGAATTATTGAAACTTCCACTTAATACTATATCATCACCAATAGTTGAAACTTCATAAACTAAATCCATACCATAATAATCAGGATAAAGTCTGGCATCACTACTTACATTTACAAAGTTGCTCCCAGTAAAACTACCAGATATAGCTGGAACTTTTGCATAATTAATTCCAATTTTTGGATAAGATGAAGAAATTGTTGTATTTTCATACATCCATTTTTCATATGGAGTAAATGAACTTATAGTCTTTCTTACATCTTCATATAAATTTCTTCTAATTGTAGAAACAGCTGACTCTGTTACAAAATTACCATCACTATTATTAATCGAAGCACTAATACTTGTTAATTTTTCTTCAATAGTTTTTATTTTACTATAAAAATTATTTAATTTAGATTCTGCAGAACCAAAAAATGTATGATTTTTACTTTTTGAAAAATCTAAATTAATATAGTCATATTTACTGGCCGAAAAGACATCATTTAAAATACTTTCCCGTTGATTAAAACTTAATGAAGAACTTTCTATTAATTCATTATAACTTTGTTTTTTTAAATTATCACCATATTGTGTAGATGACATTTCATAAGTATTATCATCAGGAGTTAACCTAAATATTCCCTCATCTGGTGCATCTTCTATAATATATAAAATATCTTGAAATTGTGTAGGAAGTAATTCTTGTGCTAAACTTACTTCTGATAAATTTCCTATACCATTAGGTAATGGATTGTAAAGTTTTAGAATAATCGAATTAGTATCGTAACTAGTATCATCCCATTCATAATTTGTAACAAGAATATTGGTTTTTTGATCTGGTAATATTAATGATAATTCTAATTTATATGGGTTACTAGGATTATCGGTTGGAGTTCCATATCCATATCTAGTTTCAAAATTTGCCTTAAATGCATCATCAAATCTGTTTTCAGCATTCTCGTTAACTAGTTCACCATTTTGATATGTTGAAACTCTTCCTATTAATCTAACTTCTTTTCTTGAAGTAGATACTTCTCTTATATATAATCTTGGATTTGAAGAACCAGTTGTTTCATAAAATATACCATTATCTCTAGAAAATATATCTTGTAAAAAATCAAATTGTAATCTATAATTAGTTTGTGGATAAACAGTTGATGTATCAATAGATAATGCGTCATTTGGTTTTACAAACCAATTTTGATCTTGATCCCAAAATATAGGTAATTGAATATCTTTAGACTCAACAAGTGTACCAGATTCTGGGTAAAAAACATCTGCTAGTCCTTCAGGTTGTGGTGGATTAATGTAAGTTAATCTTTCATTAGCTTCTATAGTACCATCTGTATCTAAATCTTGATATACATAATAGACTTTTTCATCATTCCATGTTTTATTTGAATAATATGTTTGTCTTAATTGATTGTTATCAATTGTTGATACAGACATTCTAATGTAAGTTTCACCACTCCCAGTGAAAGCATTAAAAACAGATCCACTTTGAGCTAAAGAAAAAACACTACTATTTATATCTTGTTCTACTGTTGGCATAATTAAAATGCTCCATCATCTTTATTTGTTGTATCTGGTGCTTCTATTGAAGACTGTCTAATAATATCTTCATTATAATTAGTTTTTATAAGTGAATAATCACTTATAATTATTCCTTTATTACCATTAGGATCACCATTTATTTGATTATCCAACACATCTTCATAATTTATTTCGATTTGAGTGTTATTAGATAAATCAACTCTACTACCACTCTTGTTTATAAATAGTGTTCCAATGGAAGATTCTCTTGGATATTGTGGTAAATTATTACTTCCAGTACCTTCAATAAACTCATACCAAGTAGATTGATCATTATATTTTACAAATGATGAGTATGTTAAAGAACAACTACCAGATACATTTATTATACTACAACTAATATTACATTCATTTATAGATGATGATAAAAAAGTTTTTGGATTTAAAATATTTCCAGCCCCATAATCATCTCTACATATATAATTTTCATTAAGTTCTAATAACTCATTCATATCATATGGAATATGTATACATTCACCAGTTCCACAACCACTAGACCCTGTACAACTATTACCAACGGTAGAACCATCTGTATCATCACAAACTCCATCATTTTGTAAAATAAATCGTGTTTGTCCTAAATCAGCCTTACCTAAATAATTACCCATTTCATCTGTTATCTTATTTTTAGTATTAGCTAATGCACTTATAGTTCTTGATTCTTGTATCACTTCTAATTCTGTAAATAAATTTTGTGCTGCTATTGTTTCAATACTTTTTACATACTTACTATCAGAAGAAATTCCACTAACTACAGGAGTTGTATAAGGCCATGGAATATAATCATAATCATCTTGTGTTAAGTAAGAAAAGTCATCAACTATTCCAGAAGAAGTTCCAACAAATACTTTTAAATTTATTAATTTCCATCTGAGCGGTTGTAAGTAATCATAATAACCAGGTTGTTCATGATTCATAGCAGAAAACATTATAGCTGTTATAACATATGTACCTGGATAATCATATTCATGAGTTAATGTATTATACTTTTGTTTATTATTATCATTTGGATCTGGGCTAAATAATTGTGTAAATTTATATGTATTATCATTATCTTGAGCAGATACAATATCATCAAATGTTTCTGGGTAGTTATCTAATACATAATCCCAATTATTTGTAAGTGCATTACTATCATCATCGACTGGTGTATCCCAATTTGTTACATAAAAATAAAATTTTGTATTTTTGAATGGAGTTAAATCATCGTCTTTAACTTCATTAAAAGAAGATGGAATATCTGAATCATAATACCAACCAAGATAATCTGGATTAAATGATGTATCACTTCTAGCTAATCTAAATGATAAATTAAGTTTTAAAGGTGCTGTTGTAAATTTATAATCATCATCTGTAGATGCATTGTATAAATTTTGTAAATCTGGTTCATCCTCAACTTCTTGGGTTTCATTTTCGTTTAAATCAACAGTTACAAATGAAATTGGTCTAAAATCTATAATATCAGATTCTTTTAATAAATCAGGACCAGCACCCTGTCCTCCAGCTAAATCATGTGATGGATAAAATCCTACAAAATCTATTTGTTGATTTGGTCTAAATCTTGCTAAATCTTCATCAACATCTTCTTGACCCCAAATCCATCCTATCTCACCTGATGTTGGTTCTGCTTCTGAATCTGTTGATAGATAAGCTGGTATTCTATCAAAATTCCATAGAGGTGCAGTTACTTTAACACATAATTCTCTAGCTTGAAAAGCAGGTGAAGTAACATCATATGTTTCATCACCTTCTCCATAATTATCCGAATATGGTCCAGGCATTCCACCTATTTTTTTATCAATAGTATTACCTTGATAATCTGACATTCCAGCATTAACATTTCCACCTCCCCAACAAAAAGTTTTTGAACTACCATCAGCTTTTGCCCATAATGTTTCTAATTCTCTTTTTGATAATTTCATTTTTTGATAATTTCTATTTCTAAAATCTTGTGTATCATAATCATCAGCATTACCACCAGTTCTAACCACAAACCATATGCCAGGAGAACCAGGATTATGCATATCAGCACTCCAATTAAGTTGTGATTTATCCCAAGCTTGATCATCACCTCTATGTTTAGCTGATGATGGTACATCTATAACACTCCAATATGAATCAGGACCAAGTCCTCGTACTTGACCCATATCACTATCATCACTTAAATGACCCCTATCTTCGGCATATAATAAATAAGGTGAACCTGATAAATCATCATGATCATTTTGCCATACATTACCACTCGAACCATTAGACATCATCAGAGCGTCACGTATATCATTACCACTAACAGCGTCTTGAATAGCTGGTGGATTTACAGCTTCTACATTTTCTCTTTCATCTACCATATATACACCAAAACTGGCTCTTTTAACATCATAATTAACATGAGTAGATTCAATAAATAAATGAGTAACTTCTATTTTAGAACTTTCCCATAAATAATTTATACCATTTTCATCCACAGGAGAATTTGATATATTATTTTTATTATCTTGACTGTTATGGACTATTGTATGAAGATCTTTATTTGTACTTACACCCAAATATTGGCCATCACCATAGTTATATTGACCATATGCATTTTCATAAGGTTTATTTCTATTTATTATTTTTTTAAAATCAGGCATACATTTTTCCTATTTTAATATGACTTTTTATTTTCATCATTCTCTAAATTTGGTTTTAATATGTCTTTCAATTTAGTAGGTTCATTAGTGTCTTTATCATATTTTATACCATAATCATTAAGAACAATACCAATATTTTTATTACCACTTGAATCTTCAACTTCATCATTAGAAGAAATTTCTTTCATAGATAAATCAATTTGAACCCTTTGATCTTTTATTTTTTCAGAAGTTATTGGTGCTGATTTATCTTCTCCGTTCCACTTTGTTCCAGGAGAACCAAATGGTATTTTATCACCTTGTAATCCTTTTAATTCATCAAATTTTCCATTTTCATCAACCATTGGTAATACTGGATAATAATAAGTATTACCATATTCATTAATACCTTCCCATTCTTGTAAAGATGTTTCATCAACTATGATAGTATTATTATCACTAATTGTTACACCTTGTCTATCTTCAAGTTTATAACTTTTTGGAATTATATTATTCCAATAGTTAGGTGATGATGGATTTCCAGCACTTACATCTTCAAATCCTAATTGTTCCCACATATATGATTGACCTTCATAATATCTAGTTTGTCCTAAATCAACATCCCCCAAATGTTTACCCATTTCTCCAAAGTTTTTAAACTTACCTTTATTAATTAATATAGGTGTTGTTGTATTTTCTAAATATCCAAAACTATCAACACTACCAGAATAAAATCCACTAACTTTTGAAGCTGATATAAATTCACCTCCAGTATTAGTCCAATTATCATAATAACTTTGTATTTGATAATCTTCGGAAAAATCATTTGGTTGAGATATGGATAAAAATGATCCAGTAAATTTACTAATTTCTTTTCCTATATAATTTTCATCCATTTTAGCCAAAGCATATTCAGCATCTATCTTATCTTTATATTTACTAAATTTTAAATCAAATGCACTTTTAGATCCTCCAATATAACCAAGATTTCTTTTAATAGATTTATAATATACACTATCAGATGATAATCCACCAATAATTGGAGTAGTACTTGGATATGGTAAATAAGTGTATGATTCACCACCCAATGATTCAAATTCTTTAGAAAATCTTGTATTTTCACCTAAATTTATTCGAACATTAAATTTTTGAAAATCATCAATACCAACAATATTTTCTTCAGAAACATCGTTAAATGATTGACTTAATTTAACATTAAAAGCCCATCCAGTAACATCATATATACCATCTTCCTTATAGTTATGTTTTATAACACCATTATTCCACAATTGAAATGGTTTTGATTTATATTTAGGTTTAGAACCATCTCCAAAATTTAAATTATAAATAAACCAAGTAGATTTATCTTTTCCAAAACTTAATGTGTCTACTAATGAATTTCTTTCAGATAGTAATGATTTTGCTTCTCTAGGATAAAAGTAAAATTGTGTTTCTACTGGTGCCATATTTTCTTTATATTCTTCTGGCTGTAATTCTTCATCATAATATTTTAGTGGTGTAGAATAAGCACTACCACTTCTTAAAGTTGGAAAACACCTAACATCACAATCTATAGAAAATTCATTACCTTCCAAATTTTCTGCAGAAGCCGTTAAATTAAATGGTTCAGATAATTCACCTTCTGTTAATGCTGACCAAGTTCTATAATCTGGATTGTCTTCTCTATATAAAAAACATCCTAACGAGGGTCTATCATCCACATCTTCTAATTCTAAAGTATTCTTTTTAGAAAATATATTTCCTTCACCATAACTTGGGATATAGGCATTTTCTGGAATATTAATTCCTTTCCATGGATTATATCTTTCTTTGACACTTTGAATTATTGGAAACACCCAATCAACATTAAATATAGTTTCACTTTCACCAACATTACTAGATGTATTTAACAATGGATTATATCTCAAATCATATGCTTTAATAACGGCTTTATGTAAACCTTCATTTAAAAATTGATAAGTATATCCATTTTCTAAAAATTCTCTAACAGTTCCCATTCGTGGAGTTCCACTTAAATCTGTGGTACACGATGTTAAAAAGTTAGCTCCATCTTGAGGATCTTCATTGTTAGTACCATAAGCTATTGTACAAGCTTCAACATCATGTTCACCCCATTCAGAATAAACTTGTGTCCACTCACCACCACAATCAAATTCATTTGTTCCACTTTCACATATTTCTTGATTTTCATTACAAGTTAAAAATACATTTGGATCAGTATTTATCATTTGTTGACCATATCCACCAAGACAAGCACCCTCACCAGATAAAGCACAACAACCATCATTTGTCCATAGATTTTGCCATACTCCATATTGATCTTCAGAAGATTGTTGTGGTGGATAAAATTGAGATAAACCATGATAAGGAGCTATGTCTTCATATTGGTCAGCCCAATCAGAAAAAACAACATGATGTAAAAGTGTAGAATTACTTGTTATACATTCTGGATCATTTGGTGCACATTGATATATTAATAATTCATATTTCCAAACAGTATCATATGGATCTGTACCATCTGGATTCAAGGATTCATCATAATAATCTATTGCATTTTTTGGTAACCATCCACCTAAATTTGTATTATCATATTGTACAATAGTTCCATCAACAGCTTCAACATATTCAGTATAAGTTGCAGTTACTGTAAGATTATTAAAACAATTATATGAAGGCCATGAACCATCATTAAATATATCAGCAAATTGTGTTTGTATAGATACAAATGAATTGTTTTGATATCCTACTTCTCCAAGAAACTCTTCACATTTACCAAATCCACCATATAAATCACCTATTGTATCATCTGGATTTCTGCACTCATTGTCTTCACTACAAGGTGAACCAGATATATCAACAGATAATTGTGGATTACCATCTTCGTCTGTATAACTTATTATTGAATCTTCAGAACAAAAACCAAATGGTAATGTTGGATTTATAACATTATTTTCAAATTCATAATCCGCATTTTGAAATGATTCTACAATAGTATCAATATATTCTTTACCATCTACATAATATGTAATCAAATCAATTTCTTGATTTTGCTCTTGACAATAAAAACCTATACTATCATTTTCAGGGTCATATTCATAACCAATAGTTCCAAATCCACCATTAACTATATATGATTCTGGAACTCCTTCTACAACTTCAGGTGAGTAATTAACTATATAATCTCTCATATCATCACCAGCTGGTCTAAATTCATATCTATCTGGTGATACACCAAATGAACTAACGATTGAATAACCAACATCACCTTCTGGTCCTCTTGTATCAATAACATACATTTCAAATGTAGTTTGTTCTATAAACTCTTCTTGAATATAATAAGGTGTAAAATCAGAAGTAAAATCACCTTCAACAGTCATATTATAAACGTCATGTAACATTTCATTCCATCTAGAGGTTAATGTAACTAAATAAGTTCCTTTTGGATTAGGCCTTCTATTACCATCTTGATCAAATAAATCTTTAAATTTAAAATTAATTTCTTCTGATTGCCAATCTGCACCAGCACCATCCTCATTATTAATTTCTGTAAAGGTATATGTTGTAACCTCAGGTAAAATCATATTTGATACACCAGTGATTGGAGTCACAGTAACATCAACAGTAAATAAATCACCATCCACATCCTTCATTGAAAATGGAAATGGAGTTAAGGCACCTGATTGGAAATTTCCACTTGCATCGTATACATCATCAATATCATAAGTTATATTATTTAACCCATCACCATCAGGGTCATAGTCTAATCTAATTGAAGTAGTATCTGTAGAACCTTGAGGTAAATTTTGAGATCCGTGTATATCATTTCTTATAAATGTTAAATCTAATTCTTTTGTTATAGTAGCATAATTTTCAGGTACTCCAGATTCTATCATAAATAAATCTTTTATGTCAACTCTTAATGTAATTTCAATATCATCTAATTGAGATGGATTGTATTCTAAAGTATGAGTATCTGGTTTATTTATTTCTAATGGATTATAAATTGGTATGTCTAACATTATTGGATCATTTGCAAAACCAGCACAAATGTCACTACAACCATTATCATTTGTTCCTTCAATAGTATAAGATGGAGTCCATTCTACATCATTTATATACCATTTAATTTCAAGACTATCACTAGTTAAAAGTTCACCAGGAACTCCTTCACTGGGATACCAAACATTATCATATGCATCTGTAACACCGTTTATTGTTCCAGCACCTAATACCCAAACATATAGTATTGAAGATGCAGGTCCTCCACCCTGATTTTCATCGTCTGTAAATGGAAATGGTCTTCTTATTAATTGTGGTACACCATCTTGAGTTGTATTATTATCATTTTCTAAAAATACATATCCACTTCTTTCTAAAGGAGGATTAACAGCAAATCCTTCTGCATTCTCAAGTCTATATCCTATATTATATTGAAATGGAAATATACAATACCCATCATTTCTTTCCCAAGTTCCAGTACCTCCAGGACATTGAGATTCATCATCACAATTTGCTGGTTGTGCGTCACAAAAAGCTTGATTACCAGGTTCTGTATTTCCTACACAAGTACCACCAACAAGAATCCATTTACTTTGTAAACCATAAATTGTATTTGGATCAATATAAACATCACTATCAGCTGGATATTGTGCTGGTTCACAACAAGTTGATGCATCACCTTCAGGACACCCTTCTTCATAAGTCCAATCTATAGAACAATTTGTATTTGCTATATTAAAATTAGTATATTCAATATTTCCATAATAATTAATCGCGTCTCTATCTGTACAACCATAATATCCAGAACAAGAGCCGTCTTCATATGTAGCTTCTGTATCATATTCTCCACTTGATGCTATACCAACTGGACTGACACCTGGTGTAACACTACCAAATCCAAAATGATTATTAACATATGTCTCACCAATTACAGCCAAACAAGGAGTTCCATCTATACAATCTGTTTCAGAAGAATATGTTGAATCAACAAAACATTCATCTGCACTTGAATCACCATAATTACATCTACCACCTGGCATATTACCATCATCCATACATCCTAATTTAGGATATGTACATAATTGGTAACAACTTGTACCAGGTATTCCACTAGCATCAGAACAAAGACAACCTTTATTATCACCATCTGAATTAGCTCCACAATCATCATGATTATGACATTGTAAACCATTAGAAGCATCATTTTCATCTAGGAAATTCCAACAATATCCCACACTAGCCTTTGGATTATAAAAACCTTCATCGAAACAAGTATCTGGTTGACATATATTACCTATTGGTGATGGTACACAAGAAGAATCAATTTCACACCCTCCATCGTTATCACAAGGTGTATATGTAGCATCATTACAACATTCATTAGTACCACATGTTATACAATTACAAGCACCTAACCATCCACCACCAGTTGGTTCATCCATACATCCAGTAATAACATTTGTTTTAATGGTAACTGTATCTAAAATGCTTGGTGTACAAGTTGTAGTTCCATCACTACATTCACTTGAATCTGATGTACTTCCACAATAACTTCCATCATCACAAGTGTAATAATTATTTGGATATTCAACATCTATTTGTATAGGTTCACCTGTTTCATCTGGCCATATTAAATCCCATAAAGGTCCGTGTTTTCCACCCAAATTAAAATAAGTATTGTGATAAGTTACACAACCAGAACCTATAAGTGGTTCACAAACAGCATTACATGATTCTTCATCAAAGTATTGTTCATCTTCTGTCCAATTTTCTTCAAATGGACAATACCAATAACTATTAGTATCAGATTGAACTTGGTTACCATCCCCAATCCATCCTTCATGTAACAAGTCACCTTGAAGACTTATTGGTAAATATTCATAATATTCAACATTACCAGAATAAGTTGTTGTAATTTTAAGATGAATTTCATTTTCACTACCATCTGTAAATAAAGAATCATAATTTAATTCTATTGGTATATCTTCATTTGAATTATATGTATCATCATCAGATGCCCAATCTTCGGGTTCAACAACAGATATTGATGGTGTATATATTTGTAATGTTGTAGTAAGTTCATTACTATATTCTGAATTAGTTATATCAAGTATTCTATATGTTATTTCTATTTCATTTGTATCTGTAGGCCATAATTCTGATGCAACAGATTCAGGTGGAAACATATCAAGAAAAGTATACTCATACTCAGTTCCATTATTTGTTGTTATTATATCGGTTGGTCCTATAGAATATTCCTCCCCACCATAATAATCATATGGATAATTTCTTTGAATAGCAAATTGTGGTGTTGGAGAATATGATATCCAAGTTAAATTAACACCATTTTGTATTGTTTGATTTACAATAAAAGCACCATCAGATACAGATTCTAAAACTGGTGCATCAAATTCACAAGTTCCATCGTCAAATAGACAATCATACCCCCACGCTTGACACGCTTCAAAATAATTATTTGCAAATTCATTTGTACACCCAGTACAACGATTATTCCATAATGGATTTGTTGGTATACATACACCACTACCACAAGTGTCTGAAGTACATGGATTTTGACTTATATATGGTGGAGGTGTATAGTCATCAGGGACTGTAGATGTAAAATCTGTACCTGTATTCCAATTTCCACCACAATCTTCAATACATGCTTCTTGAGAGTTTTGACAATGAGTTTCATCGAATCCTCCACCAGAATCAACAGAACATACCCCAAAATCTCTACATTCTGGATCCATACAATTTGAAACATCTTGACCTAAATTGTTACATTCATCATATAAATGCCCACTATAACACACTCCATCACAACCTAAAAATATATCAGAAGCAGCCTCTCCAGCTTCATCTAAAGACCAACATACACCACAAGAATCGATATATCCAAAACAATCATCAGTAACAAAATAATAAGAAAATTCTGTTCCTGCTTCAGCTCCAGGTTGATTTTGACCATCATATAATATTGGTTCTTCTTGGCCACCAAATTGAGGTGCACATACACTTATTGGGATAGTGACATACCAATCTCCAGTACATTCATTTTCATTCGAATATCCAGTATCAGAACAATATCCCAATTCACCAGTTTTTGAATCACCAGTTTCATCCATATCAGGCCAAGCATTCACTGTTTGAGTATTAAAACAACATTGATCTAATACATCTAATGTATCTACAGCACTACCCTCAGCAACACATATTCCACTACAACCAGCATCAGGTCCTATAACAAAACAATCTGAATTTTGACTTCCAGAACCACATGGTGAAGTTACAATTCCACTAGCATCAATTTGTACACAAGGTTGTCCTTCTTCAGGAGAACCTTCAACACAAGTTCCAATATTCATCAAGTTGTTATTATCACCACAAGTACCAGAGTCATATGTTTGTTGATCTGGACATTTACAATAATTACAAGCACCATCTGTAGTATTTGAACCAGAATCTCCATCTATTACAACTCCATGACAATCTTGACATGGATTCCAATAATATGAATTTGATGGTGTTCCCCAATCAGCAGGACAAGAATCATCAAATATACCACTACCTTCATTATCTACAAAACAAGTACTACTTGTTGATAAATGTGGTGGATTTGATGTTAATCCAGGTGTGTGACAAACACCACAATCATCTAAATTTTCATTAGCTGTATGTCCACTATTACCATCAGAACATACAAGACATTCATCATTATATGCTCCCCATAATTTACAAGAGTTAGTGTTTATCGACCACCCCTCTCCAGCAGGACAATTATTTAACTCACTATAATATGTTCCAGGAGAACATGTACCCGCACAATCTTGGGAATGATTATAGTAAACTCCAAATTCAACACCATCAAGTGTTGGTTGATTTTCTATTAATCTATTACCATTAGTATAATAAGGACATACACCACAAGCATCAGCACCAGTTACTCCATCAGATTGTTGACATAAATTTATTTCTGGAGAAATATCACTCCAACATATTTCATCATGATGAGTATATGGAAAAGCACAATCACAAGCTTCACCAGATTCATTACCACTCAAGTTACCTTCTATAACCCATCCAGCTGGTGGTTGATTTATAGTTGCATAATGAGGAGTCCAATCTAAATTAGGACAATATCCAATAGCTCCACTATCTAAACATCCTATACCATCATCATCATAATCAGCATAATAATTATCTAAAATTCCAAATCCTGTTCCACCATCACATATCTCACAATCATCCATATCAGAATATAAACAACAACTACTTTCATAATCTAAAAATTCACAACAATCATTATTAGTTCCATCTAAAGTTCCATCACAATCATAAGTTGCATAAGAATTATAACCACCATCACAAGTTGCAGACGCTTTACTATCAATACATCCTGATTTTCTTAAAGTAAAAGCAAGTTCACTAGTTTCTGATTTTATAGTACCTGATGTAGGCCATTCAATTCTATATTTTGTTATTAAGTCACCAGGTGTAACAGCTGGAAACCACTCATTTGACGGATAAAGTTTTTCAGATGGAGAAGAGTAAAATGTATTAACTGTATATACATCAACATTATCATCTTTCCTTATAACTTTTAAAGATAATGGATCTGGACTTAATCCTTCCCAATACAAAGGTGGATTATCAAATGTATCATAAGTCCATTGTAATTTTGGTGATGCACCCCATTCATGATAATAACCTTCCCCATTTGATAAAATTGGATTATATACAGAATTATCAGATATCTCTGCTGGAAATACATCAGAAGCTGTTCCACAAGTTCCATCACATTGTAAATCATTATAACAAGTTGAACCATCGTTTCCACCACCAGCTCCTTCACAAATACCTCCAATATTTAAAGAAGCTATTGAAATTGTAGGATATGTACATTCACTATCTTTTGGAATAGTAATACAATCTTGATAAGATGGTTCACATAAACATTCTCCTATACTAGAACCTGATGTTGAACAGTTTGTTGCATATGCATCTGTACAACCCAAGAAGTGTATAGTTTCAGGTGGTAAACAAACACCTAGACAATCAGCACTCGTACCACAATTACTACCGCCATCTTCTTCTCCATTAGAATCATCACATATACCATTTACCCAAAATATTTCAGGTAATGGAATACCAGTATCATTTGGTCTTTCTAATGGAGAATCTGCACCATCACTCATATAAACATTTGTTCTATCAAAAGATAATTTAAATGGAATTATTTCTGTTCCTGGATCTGTAACTGTGAAATTAAATTGAAGTAATTTAGCTGGTGTACTATTTGTTATAGCTGGTAAAACTGCTCCAGCTGAATAATAATCACCATAAATAATATTATTATTTACATATGTTGGAAAATTATTATCTTGAATTAATCCAGTATTAGTTACACTTGTTATAGTAAAGTTAGAAGTATCTGTAAAACCAAATGCCCAATAACCAATTGTTTGTTTATTTTCAATCCAAATTTCAGCTGAACCTGTCATTGCTGATGAATCTATTGTTACATTTTTAATTTCAAGTAACACATTACAAGATGTATTGTCACCAAAACAAACACCACATGCATCTTTATCACTATTAGCTGTATGACCTGAATTACCTCCAGAACATATTAAACAATCATCACAAGTTGCTGAACCATCAGAGTCACCATTACAATCACATGAACCATTCCATTGTTGACCTACAGCTCCACAAACAGCTGCACTACTATCACCATCACAAATACCACAAGTATCTAAAGCACCTGTTTCACAACATTGTTCTGTACCTGGACTTCCAGTATTTGGTATGTATGATATTTCTCCAGTACCACCACATACACCACAAATATCTTGTTGTACATCACATTCAGTTTCATCATTACAAGTTAATTGTCCTTCACATAAACAAGTATGAGTAAATCCAGTTCCAGGTACACCTGGAGTTGAAGAACAATTTCCACAACCATCTACATCTAATTGAGGACATTCAGTTGCCTCATCACTACAATAAGTTCCAGAACAGTCTGTACAATTATATGGTCCATCTCCACCACATACACCACAATCGTCATATGGTGATAGACTATCACCTTGTGATGTATTAACACAAGCCGTATTATGTGAAGCGTTAGAATCCCAAGTTGTATTACAAGTACAACCACCAGCACAATCTTCATATAAACAAGTACCACCAGGTATCGTAGCTTCAGAATCATAAGTACAAGAAGTTGAATCCATACATCCAGTACAAGTAGAGTTATCACCACCACAAACACCACATTCATCAACTACAGTATCACCATCACAAGTATTAGTACAATCATAATAATCACCAGAATCTAATCTTGTTAAACTTGCTCCCCAAATCCATGCATGATGATTTGGTCCTATATATTCAATTCCATTTGAAGCTGTATGTTTTGAATTAACCCATACATTTCCAGTATGACCTAAAACCCCATCAGGATTTGATACGGAATCTACACAAGTACCTACAATATTACCATCTGCATCAAGTCCAGAAGTTTCATAAACACCATCACCATCTAAATCTAATGGGCTTCCAGACCATGTATCATTCCCAACTTGACATAAACAATCGTGTCTGGAATATTGTAAAGCTTCTTCTGCACAAGTACCACTCCATTCACCATCTGCAAATGTTGCATTTGATAAACATTTCATTCCACCACCACCAAGTTGATTTCCAAGCATTATTCGTGCACTTATTATATCACCATGTTGTTGACCATCTTCACCAATTGTATTTACAAAATTAGGTACAAAAACATATTCAAGTTTAGTCCATTGGTCAAGTTTATCTGAAACTGGATAATTATAATCAGAACCTACAGGATGACAATAATGATTTAATCCATCCATATTAGATGTATTAGGAGTTATATTGTTACAAGTTATATTATAACCATGAGTATTATCTACAGAATTACATGAATTAGTATTCCAATCACTATTATTACAAACTTGTGAAACATATAATTGAGCTATTCTATCATTGTTAGGATTAAACCATTCATTACCATTGCAATAAGTTGTTGATTCAACACCATCCGAAGGTATATAAACCCAAGTACTAAATCTATATGGAACTCCAGCTTGTAATCTTGGTGTTGGTACATGACCATTTATAGGTGCATTTAAAGAGTTAGCTATATCATTATCCCATATAGGATTTATAATTTCTTCATCTTGAACTCTAAACCTATATCCAATTCTCATCGTATTTTTAGAATTATTGTCTCCATTTCTAACAAGTGTTGCATTTGTTGAAAAACCATCTGGTGCTAATGGAGGTGCACCCCATCGTGTATTATCTTGATTATTTATATCATAAGTTGTGTGATGAAAATAATTTGCTCCAATATATCTTAATCCATCTAATAATTCTTCTGTCACATAGTCACAATTACATTGCTGTCCACCAATAGAGTCAGGACAATTCATATCTCCTGGATCTTGACTTATACAACTACCACCACATACACCACATAAATCATAATAACTTCCAAACCTAGCGTCATCATAACACACCCCAGAACAATCTTTTGAGTGACCCCAATAAACAGGAAATGGTGTACCATCATCTAAAGTGATTGTATCTAAAGGTGAACCTATCGTATAATTTGAACATACACCACAATCATCTAAATTATTTTGACATTGATTACTTAAACAAACAAGTTCATCATCACAACAAGTTACATAATCACCAGAAGCTGAACCATTACCACCACATACACCGCAGTCATCTTCCAAACCACAAGTATCTACATCACCATAATCAGCACCAGTGCCAACTGTAACACAATAATAATATGGATATGTTGTACCACCACCAGCTGGGATAGGAACTCCACCACATTGATCACAAGACACTTCACCAACTCCACTAACTCCACATCCACATCCATTATTTTGATCACAAGTTGTAGAACCACCACCAAAACCATTTGGACAATACCAATCACCACAAGTATATGTAGAACCTAATTCACTACACGCTGTGTAAGTTGAAACTAAATTACAAACACCACATTCATCTTCTGTTGGCCAATTTCCAGATCCACATTCATATGCAGTATCAGCCGCATTTCTTTCACAATCACATTTTCCAGCTGGGATACCTGAACCACCACAACAACCACATTCATCTATTGTAACATCACCACCACAAGAACCCTCACAATCATTTGTTAATCCACCATCACAAGTTCCTTCACAATCTAAATTTGCAGTTGGACAACACCCACCTTCTCCATCTTCAACCCAATCACCATCACACGCTCCATTACAATCAAATTCATTTGAAACACAACTATCATCTTCATCAGCATTATTTGCTACCCAACCAGAAGGTTGATCACCAGGACAATATGTTACACCATCACCAGCACCAAAACCATCTCCATCTGCATCTTCCCAATATGTAATTGGTTCTACACTACCACCAGGAGTTCCTTGACAATCACAACAATTATCACCAGAAGCTTCTCCACACCAATCTTCTATTTCAGTAGCTCCACCAGAACATACACCACATCTATCAAAATCATCACCAGAAAAACAAGAGTAACCACCATCAGCACAAACACAAACATTATTAGTCATTGTTCCTGTACTACTATCACTACAAATATTATTACCACCACAAATTTGACAATCATCAATTGTAACATCACCAAGACAAGTACCTTCACAATCAGCTGAAGCTCCTTCCCCATCTTCACATTCACAATCACCACCACCTGTTACATACCAACAAGTTCCATCATCATCTGTTGCATTGGAATCATAATTACAAGCACCCGAATCCGTACAACCAGCTACTTCTAATTCATCACATATACCATCACCATCAGAATCGTTTAAACAATTTCCCAAGCAATCATAGTATGTTTCTGCATATTCACAAGAACCTTGAATGGTAGCTTCAGAGTCATAATTACAAGCATCACCATCCATACAACCTGTACAAGTTGAATCATCACCACCACAGATTCCACAATTGTCATATTGATGTGTACAACAATATTGATCGTCTAAAGGTCCTCCACAAGTTTGTCCAGGTGTATCACACCAATTACCAACATTAGAACCAGCACCATCTTCACTTATAACTGTACAAGAGCATGTTGTTGAAGTATCTGCAGAACCATTATTACAACAAGTTGTGTTGTCACCATTACATTCACCACAAAAATCATCTGTTTGAATAGACTCACATACATTATTACAACCACAATTTACAGAAGTACAACATTCACAATCAGAATTTAAATAATCAAAACAGCCGGCTTCTGCTGCAGAAAGTGCACAACCACCTGAACCACAAGGTAAACTTGATGCATCTCCTTCTCCTTCAATTTCAGAATTATCTTCACCACAAGTAAAAATAAGGTTACTACCATTTGGAACACTTGCACAATCAGAACATGATGAATCATCTCCACCACATACATTACATTCATCTAAAAGTTGTGTACATACAGAATCACTTGGAGCTCCATCTGGACAAAAACTTCCATTACAATCACAATCACCTTGACCACCAAATGTTGTTCCATTGTTACAACAAGTTGTATAATCACAATCACCAGGAAGTGTTGCTCCAGCATCATAATTACAAGCTACTTCATCTTGACAACCTGTACAAGATGAGTTGTCTCCACCACAAATTCCACAATCATCTATTTCAGATGAACCACCACATTCACCAGCACAGTCCTCAACAAGAGTTCCACCACAAGTTCCTTCACAATCTGAAGATTGGTTATTACCAGAACATACACAACAAGAATCTAAATTTGGGCTATCTGTGTCTGGGTTATATTCATTTGTTCCTGTAGATCCATAAAGTTCTATATAATCTAAACAAGCTTGATTTGTATATGAAGACATATCACAAGTTGATGTTCCATCACCATCTGTTCTTGTAATTGTTTTACAATTTGGTATAATACTTGTGTTACCCCCAGAACAAACACCACAGTCATCAGGAAATGCTACACCACCTGGATCACCATTACAATCAGATAAAATAGAAGCACCATAAACTATAGATGAAGCATATTCAGAAGGAGCTTCAGATTCATATTGAATAATTGTACCATCACTATATTGATTATCTACAAAAGAAAGATTTGAGTTAACAGCCATAGATAGATAATTGAGTTTAAACAATGTTACACTTGTATCAATGGTTAAGTTTGTTCCACCACCTATAACACCACTTACCTTATTACCACTAAAAGTAACAGATGCCCAATCAGAAGTTGATGTACCATCTGTTATTATACTATTAATAGTGATACCTTCAAATTCTATATCTGTAAATTGTTGTATTGGAAAATCTGTATTTATTAAAACTTCTATAGTTTGTTCATCTAAATCTATATTACCAAAATTTAATTCTAATGGAAACTCACAACAATCATTATCTACTCCATATTGATTACAAGGTAAGTAACAAGATTCAAGACACATATCATCAGATGGACAATCTGCACCAGAGTAAACTTCGTCAGCTGCACATATTACAAATGATGCATCATATCCAGAATTTATAGCTGCTGGATCTGTACAAGTTGTAACTGCATTGTATAAACAAGTTCCATTATCTACTGTAGCACCACTATCATAATTATTAGCATTTTGATCTGTACAACCACCTATAATAACTTCTGCAGTACTATTATGTTTCAGTGGTGTTGAGTAATTTCCACTAAAATCATATTCTTCTCTATTTAAACCTAAACCACCTTCAGTTGTTGATGCTGTCCACCAATTAGGAAAATTAAATCCATAATCATCACCATCAATTTCTACCCAAGAATTATTATTTACATCACTTGTAGTATCATCATAATCATGTGCAACATTCCAACTATTACCATCTAAATAAGTTTGAAAATTAAATTCAGTTTCATATGCACCCACATACTCAATACTATTACCAGCATCAATATGATCTTCTTCCCAATTATTTTGTTCAGGATTATAATTTATAGAACAATGTAATTGATCTGGACTTCCCCCACCATCAGTATCTTTCCATAATTCTATCGTATCACCACTATCTAATAATCTATATTTAGTAAATGATGTGTATGCATTTCTAAAACCACTATCGGCACCACTACCAATAGTTGTTGTAGTACTACTACCATTAATACCTTCACCTTCATCACCCCAGTCACCACCTGCATAAAATCTACCACATTTATAATGTGTTATATCACAGTCAGTTCCTCTATCACTTGCAGCTAAATTTATTGGATAATCTTGATCATCTGGTCTAAATACACCTTTTCTGTTATTATTACTTGCATTATTTGAAATAACATGAAAAAATCCATTTGCTGGTATTGTACTTTCGTAAACAAATCCATTCCAAGAAGTATCATTATTATTATACCAACCTGGCTCATCATAATTAGGACCAATTTTTACTAAATCTCCATATCCAGTTTTAATCCACCAATTTGATAAATCTATAGCTCCAGATGTTCTATTATATAATTCTATCCAATCAGGAACCCATTTACCATCATCAGCAGCAAAATGAATTTCATTAATAAAAACACTACAAGGTGGGGCTGTGGTTGTAACAAAAAAATTCCATTGATTTGAAGTTTGAGATCCAGCTCCTAAAGTAAATTCAATATACTCAGAATTAGTTACTGCATTTTCAGCAACATTTACGGGAAATATAGCATTTCTATAATCTTGTTCAGAAGAGCCATTTAATTCATCTGCAACAAATACATAAAATTTTATTGGAGCTCCATTTTCATCAGAGGCAAAAAATGGCATTTGAATTGTGGTAACACCATTAGCAGTTAATAAATCAGATACAGATAAATACCCTCTTAAAAACCATTCTTCTTCATCTTCATTATATATGTAAGCAAATAAAACATCATCTGGATTTGTACTTGGTACATCATTTACAATAACACCAGCACCATTACCCCAATCAGCACCATTTACAGTATAAGAACATGTAGTATCGTATCCCCCAGGAATCTCCCAAGAGCTATTACCATTTAGAATTTCTATTATACTTGAAAAATCTTCTACCATTAAATCATTTTACCCTATACATTTAAGTTGTAAATATACACATATAAATATCAAATTTAATAATTTATGCTACAAATCTCATTGACACATTTCTTCATAACTGCTCCAACCAGTTATTTGTTGGAATAATATATCAGTGTTTAAATAATTATCTTGACTTGTTCCTGGTGCATACATTTGGTTTATTATATTGCAAAAATCTTGTGGAAGTAATATCCCCTCACTACATACATGAATATGTTGTATTAATGATTGCCATTTATTTAGAACATTTTCAGGCCATATATTTTTGTCTCCACTAATTGGATTTTGACATGTTAACCCATATATTCTTTCAAGTTTTGACCATTTTTGAATTGATGGTGGTATACCAGCACTCTCAAGATGATTATAATCAAGATGTATATTAACCATTATATCAGAACACCATTCTTTATAAAGATCCCAATTAGTTGCATCTTCTGCAGAATACTCACTTGTTCCATCCCAATAAACTAAACTATTTTGTTTATCATTACACCAATTCGCCCACGCCCAATTTGCATCTTCATTATCAATTAAATATTGACTAAATCCTTCAGGTTCTTTATTTAATATATGATTTGTATATCCACCATTATCAAGAGCTAATTGATGAATTGTTTTCTGGAAAAGATTACCTATTGTAGAAGGTAAATGAGTTATCTCATTTAATTGAAATCCTATATCAAGATACCACAGTTCAGTTAAATTTCCAAAATATTGATCTAAATTATTTTTTAATAATACATTACCTTTAAGAATAAAATCATTACTTGATTGTAAATTTAAATATTCAAGTCTTCGACATTGATAACTATTTGTACATGGTTCTCCTGGATATGCTATTCCTATACATTCATTTAAAGTAGGATGACATAATCCAGAACTTTCCCACCATTTAACTCTATAACTATTCAAAAATTCATCAAATGATGCATATTCATTATTTATAGAACCACCTTCACCTGCATTTATACTACCATAAATAATTTCAAGAACTTGATAATCTGTCCATCTAACATATTCTTGACAAGAAGAACCATCACCATTACATACACCACATTCGTCAACTACAGCGTCACCACCACATTCACCATTACAATCAACGTCTACTAAACAGTTACCATCACAATCAAAGTTTTCTTCAGGGTAAACACAAGAACCATCATCAACTGTTGCTGTTTCATAAAAGTTGCATGCTGAAGAATCTGTACATCCACTAACAGACATTGGTGGTGAATCATCCTCAACAGTTTCAACAATAATGTTTTCTAAATTATATCTTAAATATCCACCATTAGCAGATTGAAGATAATATCCTCTACCAGGATATAATGTAAATGGTTGCCAAGCAGATGGTAACTTTATAGCTACACCTTGAGAGTAACCAGTATTATCAGGTCCACCAATACTATCATTATCAGCCCACTCTCCAAAAACATCAATACCATTAATAGTAGGTTCACATAAAGTACATTCACCAGGACCTAATAATTGAAAGTTATCTTCATCTATAACAATTGATTCATTTCCTATGTAAGAAATATAATTTGTAAAATTACTTTCACCTTTTGGTATAATTGGAATAACATCAAATGTTGGTACTACACCCTCATCAATACAAGCTTGTGCAAATGAGTCAAAGTCTGAATATTTATAAGAATAGTTAGTAGCACAATCATTACAAATAATATATCCATTCGATTCACACCAAGTTGAATAATATAAATCATATTCACAATAAATTGGAGTCCAATCTTCTGTGTCTTGATTTCCTATATCTGTTAGATAATCACAAGCACAAGATTCATCTATTACATCACCACAAGTAACTTCACTTGGTATTGTACAATTACTATCTATTGTTGTATAAACATCTTCACAAGTAATATTTTCATTTGTTATTCCATCAGCTAAACAATCTAATCCATAATTAAAATCTGCACAAGTTAACTCATCAGCACAATCATCTGGGTCAATCCAATCATCTGAATTTCCACACCAAGTTGGACAATTGTCATTCAAACAAGTTTCATCACAACAACCAGTCTCACCACATTGAGAATCACACTCATCATCACAACAACCAGCGTCACCACAACTATCACCATCATTATATGGTGGGATATAATATTCAGGACATTGTTGTTGTGGCCACATAGCATCACCTAAAATGAAACCAATTGTACCTAATACATCCAATATATTAATTGTTCCATCATTGTTCATATCTATACCACTTGAAGATTCACCACCAACAGTTATACCTTCTTCAAGATATTCACAACTTCCATCATCAACTGTTGCATCTGGATTATAATTTATAGCATATATGTCTGTGCAACCACTTTCATTTTGAACAGGTTCACATGTTGCCCAAACATAATAAGAAATGTTTGGATATGTTCCATCAACTGATTGTTGCCATAAAGCAGATTGGGGTGTATTCCATGTCTCACTACAAGCACCAATTGGTGTATCTTTACCAGGAACATAATAATCCCTCATATAAAGTGGATGATCTACTATGCCATCACCAGTTGAATCAGCGTTGTAATGATTGATAATGTAATACCATCCAGCATCTGTTGGATATGTGTTTGAATTTTCAAACATCTCTATGGGATCGTCTGTACTGGTTTGGTCGTATCCAATTTTTACCAAATTAAGTTGTTTACACTCAGTTCCAGCTGGACAAACAGATCCATAAGTTTCATCCTCACCAATAGTTAAACTATTATGAAAAGCTACGAATGGTTTATTTGGATCTATTTCAAATTCAGGTCTACATACATCTGTAGGAGTTACATCACATTCTATACAAGTACCATCATCATACAATGCATTTGGATTATAATTTGTTGCAGTAGCATCTGTACATCCAGTAAATTCTGGGTTTATTGTACAATCTACTTTTCCATAAAAGTTATTTTGTTGATAATAGTTTCCATCATTATCAAGTACACTTGTTATAATTGTATTTTTACATAAAGAAGGACAAGTTTTAGCTAAATCATCATTAACATCTAAATTATTGCAATATCCATGTCCAATAGATATATTTTCTTGATTACATGGTGGCCATCCCCAAACAGCTGGTTCATTAGTTGTATCATCATGACATACAGCCCATATCCATGGTGGATATCCATTTGCAAATATGGATTCCTCAGTAACAAAATCACCAGTTTGTGTAGATGCTCTATAAGATTGTGTATGATGTAAATAATATATAAAATCTGATATTCTTAAATCACACACATTAGACGAACCTTGTTGAGCCAAAATATCACCTACATTAACTGGGAAAACATTTGGTACAGGTTGATTAGTATTATCCCAACCAGTCACATCCCAACCATCAGCTATAAAAGAATTAAAACTGTATGTAGTTTCTGTAGGGTACTCTTCATGTGTTGCTATACCTAATGGATATGTTATAAGTCTATCTGGATTTTTTACATAAGTTGGAGCATATGAATAATTTACATCGACACAAGAGAAAGTTCTATTTTGTGTACCTTGTCCTAAATTTAATCTAAAATCATTACATAAATCTCTAATGTAAAGTGGAGGACCATCACCATCTTCACCAGTAGTATATCCACCATTAGCTGGATCTTGATTAAATACTTCGGAATAAAGATTATTAAATTCATCCCATGGTCTAATTGTTTGAGTGGGATGAGCTTGAGACATATAATACCACCATGGACTAAATGATGGACCATTAACCAACACATCCATACTTTCTGCCCAAGTTCCAAAAGCAGTACCATCTGGCCAATGATTAATTGTATTATAAACTAAAAAAGGATAACCAAGTTTACCACCAGCTAATAAACCATCTTCACTATCACAGTTCATCCCAGCCCATGTTGGTGTATAATGTTCTGATAATATTGGATCTCCATTAATAAAAGTTGCGTTTGGAGTAAATGTTTCACATGCATCTGAAATTGTTAAACTAGAACCATTATTAATTGCACTACCTGGAAAATATTGTGAACTACAATTTGCATGTGGAGCTTGAGCTGATGTTAGACTATATGTAGTAACTGATGCATCTTCATCATACCGTAAATAATCAAAAACTTCTCCTGGTCCTGTTTCAACCATATCAATTGAATTTAAATCCCCAAGTGTTGTAGAATTATTTAAAGCTTCCCACGAAGTTTCTCCTATTTCTGGGTATGTATTATTATCAAAAACATTTAATCTTGGTGAAGATAAAAATTTAATCAAAAGTCTGTTTGTAGATACTGGATCTGTTCTATCAGGATTTGGTGGTGAAACATCATCATCAGGATCCCATGGTACATCTGGATCAATTGTTGAGAGTAAATTTAAATACTCCTCAGCTCTTAAATTTGAATTTGAATTTAATATATAAGATTCTTTATTTAGTGCATCTTGAATAGATATTTTATTTTTATTTTTAGTTTTTGCTGTTAAATTTCTTACAAGATTTTTTCTTTCTACATTTACTGTCACATCTAAATTTGGATAATTATTATATACATCATTTAAAATATTTCTAACTTCATTTTCTTCAGATTGAGATAATGTTCCAGTAGATAAAATATGATTTATAAGTACCATAATATCAAGAATGTTTATATCACCATCACCATTGATATCTGACATAAATTTTTCATATGAACTTAACTCTATTTCGGTGAATGAACTATTATCAACTTGAGAAGTATAAACCAAAATTGTATTTAGTAATATTATAAGATCTTGAACATTAACCATATTATCATGATTAACATCACCTATTTGAATATTCGTACCAGGTTCATTTATACATTCATTGGAATTAAAATATAAATCAGGAAACTCTATACAAGTTGGATAGGGTGGACATAAATTATTAAATGAAAAATCTATTACTTGTAAATTATTTGTATAATAATTTTCACAAAAAGATTCTGGTAGATTATTATGAATTTTTGTATGTGTTATTTTTAATGTGTGTGCATTTGTTATACTACTAATTTCAGGACCAATTATGCCCGTCAATGGTAAATTATGTATTATTAATGATTCTAAATTATTTATTAAAAATATGTCATTTGCAATGTTACCTTCAGTCCATATATCTTTAAGATATATTTCTCGAATGTTTTCACCATATTCATACAAACCTGTAACATATCTAGATCTTTGAGGTAGTGACATATTTAAACAATTTATATTTTCATTAGTGCCATTCGTTTGACAAAACTGCCAATCAAAAACTCCAATGTCTGTATAATCACCCGTGTTATTTATAGAACTTTGAAATTGACTTGGTGCATCTATTGTTACTTTTTTCAAATTTGGATTAGACCAGAATTTTTCAGGAAAAGTATTAATTGAATATTGTTGATCTGAAGTAGATGAATTGTATGTCATCTCTTTAAAGTCACCCCGTATAGCTTGGTCTTTAATAGATATTTCTTCAATAGTAGTTATAGGTCCTTGTAATCCTTCAAGATTAAACATTGAGTCAAACAGTCCAAACCATAAACCATATCGTTCTTCAGAACCTTCTTGTATCCAAGATTTTAATTTTATTTTTTTTAGGTAAGGTAATTGTGAAAATAAATCTAACCTTTCCGAATAAAATGGACATCCTTCCTCACACACAAAACCTACCAATCGATTGTTTTCCCATTCCAATGATACAGTAGTATTACCATTATGATTATGTATTTCAAGTGGTTGAATATCTAATGTATAATAATTTGTATTTATAAGTTGTTCTAATATTGCAATATCATTAATGTTATAACAAGTATTAATTTCACCACCAATTAAATCTTCACCACTATACTCATCCGATGTACATGGTGTATATTCACAACTTCCATCATCAACTGTTGCATCTGGATTATAATTTAAAGCATTTGGATCTGTGCAACCCTCTAAAATTTCACAAATAGAATCATCAGAAAACATACACAATTCACAATAGTTTGTTGCTGATTCATTCTTACATCCTATACAAGAATTATCATTTACTACTGCATTTGAATTATAATTAATAGCTTCTGGAAATGTACAACCATAATTATAATCATCGTAATAATCAATTGATTCCATTATGTTATACAGTTCTGATTGTAAAGTTTCTAATGGTAGCCAATTTTCTACATCACCACATAATGAACTACCTTGTAAAATATCTTGATTATTTAACATTAAATTAATATTATCAATTATTTCTTGTTGATTATTACTTGGATGACCACTATAAACTACTCTACCATATTTATTAATCAAAATAACATCTGGAGTAACACCAGATATAAGTTCGTAAAACATTGTTCCATCATCATGAATTACTGGCACCCAATTTTCAAGTGGAGATTCCCAATAATGCCAATCACTACATTGAAAGCCTGAATTTGGGTCATGCACATTAAATGAATCTATAAAAATTACATTTTCATTTTCTTTAAAATTTTGATATATTTCTTCTACCTGAAGAAGTGATTCATAACATCCTAGTCAAGTTGATCCAGATAATACTATAACAAATATGTGTTCACCATCTATATAGTCAATCCACCTAAAAGATGTGTGTGGTTGTTCCATAGATGAGTCATGTATGTTTGAAAAGTTACTTCCAGCTGAACAAAAATAATTATGTTTACCAAGTATATATGAATTTGCAGGTAGAAATCCACATGCTTCAACAAGTCTAGAATCATCTCTGGGTGACGACATTCTATCAACATTATATATATCGTAAGAAAATCGAGGTAATGTACTTACTTGATTTATTTTCTTTTCAAGTTTATTCATTAGATTAAAACCTCTTAAATTTTATAGCCACGTGCTCTTAACAAATCACTTTTTGAAATTATTTCTACCTTACATTTATTACCATATCCAGAGAAATTAGTAAAACTTCCACCAGTATCTTTATTGTTCATCCAAAAATCAGAGTCATTATTATATTGAGAATAAGAACCTAAAGAGTCATCCTCCTTTACAAATGGATTATAAGTAGCTACGACAAAATACCATTCATCAAAATCCATTGGTATTTTTGTATAATTAAATACATAAAATTTATTTGCATCATATGCAGTTGTAGCTGATGTAGCTGTGTCATATTTAGCATAATTTAAAGTTCCTATATTAGAATCTCTTAACTTATCGTCACCCTCTCTAACTACCAACCTAACGAATCTTTCATATTCATTATCTTCAAAAAATTCAGATGGATGTGTTCCATCAAAATTTGATTTTTTTACAACCAATGTTTCCAATCGAAATCCCATTGGGTTTATAGCTCTAGTTGGATTTCCAAAATTAAATATAGTTCCACTATTAACTCTATCTTTAAATCTAATCCATTGAGTTATTGTAAATCCTTTTGATAAATATTTAGGTAATTGCATAACCTATAATCTCCTATTTGTTAACATCCAGTTGTATAAAATTCAGCACAAACTTCTTCTTGTTCACTCATTGGTGGATCTGAACTATTATTTTCATCTATATTTTGTCTAACTATAACAGCATGATTTAAATTTCTAACTTCTAAATAACCACTACTTTGATTTGAATATGTATCTCTATCATCAACTATTAATCCAGCAGCGGAGTCTATATCTTTTAAATGTTTGGATATATCATCTCTTAACCATTGTAGTGTTCTATAAGATTGTGCTTCTTCACTTATAGTATTATTTTCATTTGCATCTATATTTAATCGTGTTATATATCCAAAAGAGTCATCCATACTTGAAGATTGTAAATAAGATATAGTTTCACGATTATACATATTTAAATTAGAACCAGTTAAAAAATATAAATTTGGTATAACAGAAGTATCAATTTGATAACTAGGTTCAGAAGGATTTTTTAATTTTAAATATTCTGTAAATAACCTATTAATTCTTTCTTGTCTTGACAATTGATTTGGTAAAAGTTCAAAGATATTAGTACTAACAAGTTGATTAAATATTTTTGGATCTAATAAACTTTGGGTAGTATTAAAATTAATAAATTGACTTACATTATCTGGATTCGTTATTAAAGAACTATTTCCTGGATCAAAATCATAACTTTCTAAACTGGAAGTTATTGTTCCATTCAAAATGACTTCTCTATCTTCAGGATGAGCAACATAATCAGATTTATAAGCAACCATTACATCTGAATTTTCTTTTCCAGTTTTTATTACACCATCTTTGATTGTTTGTTGATATGGATTTAAGTTATTAAAACTTCCACTTTCAATGGTTTTTTTGGCTAATAAATCTGCTATTTGTTCTGGTGTTAGATTTGGCATATTTTACCTCACAACTTTAAATTCATAATCATTGTCATATATAATTTCTTGACCATCATTATAGTTTACTTTTATTAAAATTTTATATATTCTATTAGCATCAAAACCATTTAAGTCTTGATTAAAATACATACTTCCACTATCTAAACTTAATAGTGAATAATCACCAAATGGAACAATAGTTTCACCAGTAGCAACATCTTTTATTGAATAAGAACCACTAGTGTCTGCTATATATGAACCAGTAATAGTTTGAACAGAAGTAGAAAATGTTCTACCAACATATTTTTTTCTAGCACCAACTCTAAATTTAGCTGTTTCTGTTTCTTTGTATCTTGGTTTTATCCCTTTAACATAAACATGATTATCTACTTCACCAGACATATCTAATGCATTAAAACTACTTGTAAAATTATTTGGAACATTTCCTTTTATACCTTTATGATCATCCCATTTAACTTCAAGTTTAGGTGCATATATTGTATTTGTATTTCTTGAGAAATATTTTAAACTATGCCTTTCATAATTTGATTCATCGGTAGGAAAAAATTTAATAATCATTCCGTGATTTGGTATACTAACAGAAGCCGCACCAGGTTGAGCATATTGATTTGGAAGTGGTAGTTGTTTTCTAATTAAATGAGAAATATCCATATTAATATCAAAATTTTGATCTGTGTCTGAAAATGATTGACTACATATAAACATACTACTTGAATAGTAAGCTCCTCCCCCAAGTTGAACACCAGCTGGACCTGAAGGATTAAAACTACCTGTTGAACTTTCATTACCAGCCAAAGACCAAGATGCTTCTGGATAGAGTGAAGTTTCTGGATAGTTCCAACTAGATCCATATATTCGTTCAGGTGGTGAACTACTTTTTCTTCCTGGTCCTTCGTTCCAAGATTGAGATAATGGATGAACTAATAATCTAAATCCAGATGATACACCTGAAGATTCTACATTATATAGTCTTAAAAAATATTTAGTTTTACTTGTATTTGGTATTTGACCATTAACAATTGATTGTGACAATTCCGATAAATCAAATTTAGTTAAAATTCTTGTAATCCCATACGCTATACTTCCAGAATATGGATCATTATATGTTTTATGTAATTCTAATACTTGGTCTTTACCATAATTATCTGATGCAGATATTGATGATATGAAATTATCTTTTTGTGAATAATAAAATTTATGCATTACTCTACCACTCCTTTTACATTATCATTTGGATTTTTTAATTCAAAAACTGCAGGTGTTGATGGGTGAGCTGGTTTTACCATCTTACCTTCTGTAGCATTTTCAAAGTCGTAACCATATGCATATCCCACTGGATTTGATGAACTAACCCCATTATCAGGAACTCCATTTACTGCATGTAAATCAACAGGAGTTGATAAGATAGTTTTATCTTGTGTTATTATAACATCATCAACACTATTAACTCCATCTACTTTATATATAGTCGCTTCCAATTCTTGTAAATTAATTGGTTGATTAAACTGCATTTTTTCTTTATCAAAATAATCAATTATAGCAGTTATACATCTTAACTTAACATCAGACTTATTAGCATATTTAGAAGCACCTACTCTAAAGAAAACTCCAAAATTGATAACAAACCCATCTTTAATCTCTATATCATCTGATAAAATTTTATATTGACTTAAATATTTTCTTACATTATCTTTAATTACCATAGGTGTTGAAACTAAATTTTTATATCTATCATATGATAATAAAAATATATGAATATTTTTAAATGCAAGTATGTCAGATTGAGTAACACCACCTAAATTACTTCCTAAACTTTGCATAAAAGTCCAAAGTTCTCCCATTTCAGTTACTTGTGTATCAGATAATGTTATACTTTGTCCAGCACTACCAGTTATCATTGGACTAAAGTTTTCATAGAAATAACTTTGATCAGCTAAACTACCAATAGTATTATTTCCACCTAATCCAGAAGTATCATCTACATAATCAAATGTACCAAAAATAGATGTACCAGAACTACCAGTTATATCATTCATATTTGCTCTATCAGCATATACTTTTGCTATACTACCATAACGACTTGGTAATGACATAACTCTAGCTTCATAATCTTCTTTTGTTACAGATCTATTTTGACTTGCAAAAAATGATTTTGCATTTTCTTTAATACTCATTATAGTTTCTTCATCAGCACCACCTCTAGCTGGAAATGGGTTAATAACATTTAACGAAGAAATTGCAGAGGTTTCACCAGCACCTTGTAACAAAGTTTTAAAATTAATAGTATTTAAATCACTTGCAGGTACATTTGAATCTATACCACCCCCAACTCTATATTTTATAGTTAAAGTTGTATTTGATGGTGTTTCACCTAACCCATTATAATCTATAACAGATAATGGATCCACAGAGCCAGGTAATTTTGATTGAATTAATGCATTTATATCTTCATTATCATTAAATATATCTCTAAGCAATTCACTATCACCACTACGACTTATACCATTACCAAATACCAAAGAGGTTTTATTATTTTCATCTATTTCGGTAATAAATCTTTTAGATACATCTTCTTGTATTCTTAATTTATAAAATTCAGGAACAATTGTATCTAATATTCTTGATTCTGAAAGATAGTGTTCGTCTGTAAATACAGTGCTTTGAGCCAAATAATCAACTTCGTACCATTTATTCCCATTACCATCTGTTACATCTAATATATTAATAATATTATCTTCTGATAGTGTTAGTTTTAAAAATTGTTCAGATTGGTCAACTACAAAAGTTTTTTCCATTGGTCTTCCAGATACAGCTCTAACATTTCTAACTAACCTCCATTTATTAGTCAATCCATTTGTATCTGTTTCTATTGGTATAGGATCTGGATCTCCAGCTCGTTGTACACTAAAGTCTACAGTATCTAGTGTTTCAAATACTATATCAGCGTTTTGTGAAGATTGTACTAACATACCTTTATCAATAACTAACGCTTGTGTCATATTAGGAGTTCTATCAACAGAAGTTCCAGTAAAACCTACTGTTTGAGTAACTCTTAAATCAACGATAGCTGGAATGATTGGTTTTACTTTATATCCAAGAGACTTTGCCAAATTAATAGTATTTCTTCTTTCTTCAACTGTAGATAACATTGTTTCTTTAAAGTTTTGATCTATATAGAATGATAATATGTCACCAACATAAGCCGACATTTCCATTAACATCATACCAGTAGAAGTTTCATTAAAATCACGATATGTATCTGGAAAATATGATTTGGTATAATTAATTAAGTCTGTTTTTAAACCATCAAAATCTTTATTTAGATAATTTATATTTTTCTTTGATTGTTTATTATTTGTATAAGGCATCTAATATTCTCCGTTATGTTCCTACTCTAGCAGTAACAATATCTATTAAATTTGGATTATCATTAACATAAAATTCAATACTTATAACCATTTGATTTTCTGGTATACTTGTATCTTCAAGTGAATTAAAAATATTCATTCTATTTATGGTTACAAATGGTAACCATATTTCTATCATTTCTTGTATGTCTTCTGCTATTGACATCTTTAAATCATCTGTTAAATTCTCAAAAAGAAAATTATCTAACATCAAACCTAATGTTGGATTAAACATTCTTTCTCCTTTTTTTGTTTGAAGTAAACATCTTATATTATTTCTAATAGCATCAAACGATGTATATGTTGAATCAAAATATCCATCTCTATCATCAGACTTTCTTATAGGTAATTCGATACCAATAGCTTTACTCTTATCTTTATCTATTGGTTTTATACCACTTGTAGTTTTTTCTTGATTGTTTAAAATAATTGCCATTATGCTTTCCCAGATGAATTTATATCAGTTTGTAATAATTTTACTTTACTTTTTTTATAATTTTTATTCCCAACTCTACCATGACCATCGACATTCAAAGTTCCACCTTGACCCCCAGATTTTAAATTTAATGCTGTGGTAACCGTTCCTATCCCAGAACCTTGACCAAAACCTGTACCTGGTGTTATACCACCACCAGTGGGTGTGGGAGTTCCAGATATATTTTTAACACTTACATCTGTTTCGACCTGCATTGGTTTACCACCAGAACCTAAAGGACCATCAGTACTTATTTCATCAACATCTAATTCAGTTTCTAATTCCATTACTCTAAAATTAACACTTGTTAGGAAGTCTTGTACAGCTTTACTAATATCTATACCCAACTCTCTAGCTTTTTTCTTTTGAGAATTTGCAGCATCTTTATCTTGAATATCGTTAGTACCCATAGATTTTAAAAATGCATTTTCTATATCTTTTGCTAATCCCATTATAATGGATTACCCCCATTACCTCTTTTTTGACTAATAGCTTTATCAACTTTTTTCATTGTTTTTCTATAATCTTTTTTCAAAAACCCCATACCAGGTGCATCTGGATCGACTCCCATCGATGCAGCAATTTGAGGATTTGGATTATCTTCCGTTGGTAATGGAGATTGAGCCATTGCAACTCTATTAGCTATACTATCTACATTGTTACTATCATATGATAAGGTTTTCCAGTCTTCACCTTCAGCTGTTTCATTTAATACATCATTAAGAATTTTGTTAGTAGAAAGTTTTTTCTTTTCAACAATTTTCTTTTTAGGTTTTGGTTGAGACACTTGTTGTGTTGGTTGTTTCAATTCACTTATTACTTCTTGAATCGCCATAGCAACTTCTTCTCTAACGATTTGTCTTATCACTGTCTTTATGTTTGTTTTCTTTTTCATATTTACCTCTTATTGATTATCTTCTGGTTTTGAATCATTAGTTTCTATGTAATGATAACTACTTAAAAAATCTTTACTATCAACAATAGTTTTTAACTTTGTTATTTTTGTCATAACATCAGGTGATGGTGTTCCAGAAATTCCACCAACAGTTCCAGTTACTTTTAAATTACTTAAAATGTCAACAATTAATATCATAATTTCATCTAAAGCTTTACCAAGTACCATATTCTCAGCTTGACTTGTTGGCTTTGATGTTTCTGTATCTTTAGCACTCCTTCCTAAATAAATATTAGATGCCTCAATAGTTGTGCTATTTTTACTCATAATCTCTAAATTTATTCCAGCACCTATTTGAAAATTTGTTCTACTAGATAAAAGTATATCTTGTTGATGTGCGTTTAATATTATTCTACCTGAATTTATAAATAATGTTGGTAAATCTAAATCTTCAAATGTTATTGGTCTGGATTCATTATCAACGACAAATGTTCCAGTTTCCTCTTCTTTTGCACCATTACATGATGGGATATAATTTTCCCCAAAATGCTCAAGTAATGTACCTGCATGTGTCATCGATATCAACGATGAGTCATTCATACTTTCCCATGTAGCATTATCTTTCCTACCATTTGAAATAAATAAATTTGGCCATGTACCACGACTTCCTAATCTAATACTATTCCCAAACCTACCTTCTAATTGTAAATCTCCAATACCATATCTACCTAACAAATCAACATCATTGGTTGGTAATCCCCCAAATTCATCTAACTCTGGTATTATTCTTTTTTGCAATCTTTTTACTTCAGGTTTCCATTCTAATTCTGGATTTATATTTAATAATTGTCTTAAATTAGTATCCTTGTTATATTTTTCTTTTGTAATTAATGTATCTACATTCATATTTGGTGAATTTAAAGTGTTAACAGGTCCTATATAATATGGTATTCCACCAAAATTACATAGTAACACTTGATCACCTTGAGTTGGTACATCTTGTACTCCTCTTAATAAAGGATAAAAAACTTCTTTAACAGAAGTAGTTAAAGCTTCTAAATCTTTCATTTTTATAACTTTACCTGGAATATGTCTTATTGCAGTAATAGCGTTTATATTTCTTTCTTTATCATCAAACACAGCTGAATCGGATGAAGTAGCACACTCAACAACATGCCCTAAAATGAACTGTACTGGTGTGGATAATGGTCTCTCTTCTTTACCACCATAACCTTGTCTATTAACAGATTTTCGTTGAGACGATTGTGTAAGATTTTCAATAAACATTAATTTTTCCTTATTGTATTAACTGTTTTATTTTTTATACCCTCAAGTCTACTTTGTTCTTTTTCCAAATCTTGAACTGTATCTTGTAATGTAGACATTAATTCTTCTTTTTCAGAATCAGATAATAACATGCTTTCTTCATTACTACCATTTGATTTACCTATAATTCTTTGTAAAACTCCAGCTAATTTAACAAGATGTTCATCATTTTTTACAGAAACTTCCATATATTCTTTAATAATTGGTGCTACCATAACTACATCATCTATAGTTTGGATAAAACCATGTATTTCTTGAATTAATAAGTCAAGTTGTAACTTCTTTTTCTGTGAGTTTTCATAAATATCTTTTGTTAAATCTTGAAAGGTTTTACCCTCAAATATTTCTTTATCATTTGACATTAAAATTTTCTCCTAAATATAAATACACTTATTCATATATAAATATAAAACTTGTTAAAATTGTTTAATAAATAAAAAAAACCCTCAAGAAATGAGGGTTTTTTATTCGGAATTGAGTATTTTTTTAAAAAAACTTTTTTTGATCTGTTATAGATCCTATCACATTATAATCATGGAAAGCTTTTTTATATTCTTTTTTTAATATATTCATAACACGAGTAATATGATTAGTTGTTGAACCAGTCATTTCTCTTATCAAAAGATATAAACTTTTCTTATTAAAGTTTTCAATTGTTTCTCTTTCTCTCATCAATTCTATAATAGAAAAGGCTATATCAATATCTCTTTTTCTTTTAAATAATGTGGGAACATTATTTTCTAAAGTAACGATTAATTCATCTAAAAATTCTTTATAATAATTTTTATCTCTATCATCATAAGATAACTTTTGATGCATTTCTGGTTTTACATCTATTCTATGATGTGTTTTATATCTTTTATAGTTATTATTATTATGAAGAATTAGATAGTTTTTTGCTACAACAGAAAAATAACTAAAGGCCTTATAACCTTTACTATTGTCATATTTATGCATATTCATAACTAAAAAAGCTACAACTTCATGTTTTACATCTTCAAATCCATAATCAAAATAACTAAATTTAAATGTATTAATTATATTTTCAGCTAACTTATCAAAAGCTGCATGTATTTGTGTGTTATATAAATGATTCTTTCTAGAACTATTATTGTCTTCTAATTTATTATATTCTACTATAGCATCTTCAACATCTTGATTAAAATATAAGTATTTAGCTTTTCTACCTTTTACAAAAATAAATTCACCAATTTCCATAGACTCTTCATAATCTTGTATACGTTGTCGTATAGATAATTTACGAAATCCATCTGATCTAGCATCTTTCATTTTTTGTATTAATTCTTTTTCTTCTTTTGTTTTTCTTTTTCTTTTCATTAATTTCTCCATTAATTTTCTTCATCCTGATTTTCTTCAAATAAAGAACTTAATACATCATTCATAGATTTAAGTTCACTAAAAAAGAAACCTACTTCATCGTCACCCTCAAAATGACCAGATGAATCGATTGATTTTAATCTTTCATTAACAAACGATATAGTTTGTTCAATAGAAATAACAATATTTTCATATTGATTTATTCTTCTTAAAGCATAAAATAATGCAGTTGAAGAAAATATACTAATTAATAAAAATATTATAAATAATGTCCACCACATATTATCTCCTAGTTAGAAAACAATTCATCAAATTTTGCTTTCATATTTTTTATTTCTTTATTAGAAACATTTTTAGTAGAAGTTTCACCCTCATCTGAATGTTCTTCTTCACCTTGTAACCAAGTTTGTTTTTCACATATTGTAGACAACCAATCACCAAAGTGAACTATTGAACCAAGAACGTGTCTTGTATCTACATAGGATTTAAAATAAGTTTCAGCTGCTGGGTCGAATAATCCATCTGCACATAAAATAGCTTTATATACATGTGGATTAACATCAATATGATATTTAGACAATAACCATAAAGCTCTATCGTGAACTGTCATGTAATCTAAATCTTGATTATGAGTATACCACTCTTTTAATTTTTTTCTTCTCCAATCATCAGATTGATATTTATAATAAGGTTGTGTTCCATCACCTAATTTACCCAAATCATGAAACATAGCAGCTAATACAACATCTGAATCTGAATGAATACATTTCACACCATTCTTCTCATATAATTTTTTAATCATAAGTGAATTTTTTATCACATGTAAAACATGGTCAAGATAACCACCTTTAAAACAATTGTGATAGTTTGGACGACCTGATGCAGGTGCCGTTTTATATTCATCTTCAAAGTCACTATGTAACTTTAAAATGTTTTCTTTTTGTTCACCTTCAAAATGTTTGTCAATTATTGACATTAATTCTTTCCAGTTATTATCCATTTGTTCTTGATTTATCATCTACCTACTTCTCCTAAATATTTTAATTTTGCTTCTTCATAAGTTAATCCAAATAACTTATCCCAAAAATGTAAATCCGATATTAATTTATTTTCAGATTTAAGTTTATTATATCTCTTTTCAGCTTTTGTTTTCCACCAGCTTTCTATATATTGATTATAATTTACGAAACTTTGGCGAATTTTCAAAGAGCTTTTTTTAATTTTTCCACATAAAAATTCATTTGTGTTTTCATAAAAGGAACAAAAGTAAATTCCTCTTTGCATTCCACTCTGATAATCCTTTGGTTTCATACCACATTCTCTGTATATCTTTGTATCTAAATTAGATCTAACTTTTCTTTTTTCACCAAAGTATTCTTCCCAAACTCTAACCATATCTTTTGGTAATTTAATTGGCATTTTACCAGTTGTCTTACCTCTCTTTTTAAATGTTGGCATACTATTGTATTGAGAGTGTGTTCCATATAATGATGTTGTTGTCATTCCAACCAATACTTCACCATACTTTTCTTCCCAAGTTTCTCTAATAACATCTGATGTAATCATAAGTGCCATAAGTTTACCACCCAAGAAGTTATGTCCAAAAGGTTGTATTGGGATTATGGCTTGTCCACAAGCTACATTGTTTAATCTTTTATTTTTATACCTATCATCCCGTGTCCAACCAATATATTTGTCTCTTGCTCCCAGATCACCGAAGTCTGAAGTTACTGTTAATGCACCAAGATATAAACCAGTTACATCATCTACAACTAAAAATTTAAGATTCCTACCTGGGTTTTGTACATTTTTAAAACTTGAAGTAAAACGAATAAGATAACGCCAATCATCAAGTTGTTCTTTGGTATCAACTAAAATAACTTTTGGTTGTAAATTTGAAATATTATTACCATTCCATAATTTGTTTTTTAATGCATTAATTTTAAATTGTTCACCTATACAACCTTGTATCTCATTATATTTGTCAAAGAATACGGCTTCAGACGCATCTTGATTCTTTTTCATTTCAATAAAATCAATTACTTGTTTTTTTTCTTTTTCTAAATTAAATGTGTTTTCAAAAAAATTATCTACCAACATCTGTTAAATATTTCTCCTTTGCTTGTTCCCAAGTCATGTTAAACATATCATTGTAAAATAATGTTTCATCTTTTATTCTACCCTGTTCTAACATTTTGGTATATCGTTTAATTGCCTTTTTCTTCCACCATTTATTGATGTATTCATAATCTTCTACAAACTTTTTCTTCATAACCAATTCACTATCATCAATTTCGTTTCGTAGATATTCTAAACCATTGTCGTACATATTGGCAAAGAACACACCTCTCTTAAATCCATGTTCGTAATCCTTAACTTTGATTCCCATATGTTTGAATACTTTATTTAGAATATTCTGTTTAGGTCCTGTACCATTAATAGCCTTCTCAAATTCTTCAGGATGATTCTCCTTCAACCAATTACTCCAAACTTTATACACAGAGTCATCAGGTTTAATTGCAATCTTACCTGTTGATTCTCCAAGAGTTTTCCAATGTGGGATTCCGTTGTATTGAGAGTGTACACCATAAAGAGAAGTTGTTGTAACACCAATTAAAGTTTCATTGTAATTTTTCTTCCATTGGTTTCTGATAGTTGATGTAGTTACTAATGCTGAAAGTAATTTACCACCAAGAAAGTTAAAGCCTAATGGTTGGGTTGGTACGATAGATGTGCCAATACAAGTATGATTAAGTTTGTGGTCAACAAATT